TGCTTTCATATGACGCAGTATCATATGATAGGTTACTTCATTTGTAACATCATTGTTGTATGGATTTTCATCAGTCCATGCAAATTTGTGGATATTCCTGTGATTAAACAATTCAAGCCCATTACGATCTCGCTGAACCATCACTGTTCCACCACCATATTTGTGCCAAGGATTTTGAACTCCTTTATGAAAGGGGCCATACGGCATAAATCCATATGGTACATTTTCACTTGCGTGATAATTAAATTGTGCATGATATTGATTTTGTTTTATCGCTACATGTTGCCAAGCCATTCTCCAACATTCTGCATCGCCACCAATGCCATAATACAAATCACAATGTTCGGTAAAATACAACATAAGCCATAGTTGTGTCCAAACTTTTGGTTTGTTTACTAAAAATTGACCACTTTCAAAAGGCTCGCCATCATTTGGTGTGACATTAAAAAGTTTCCACATGTCACTAGTACTGCAATACAAATCGGCTCGATCTATACTATAAACGTCTCTCCAGAACAAGCTACCTTTTTTTACATATTCCTCATCATCAAATAAATCAACACAATTTCTAATTGGAAAGTTGTCACTATCTAACCATAAGTTTTCAGCATATGCGCTTTCTAAAACGGCATATACTTTAGTACTCCATCCTTTTACATTGCCCCATTTGTCTGTATAATTTTTAGCATCGCCATTAATCTTTTTGAAAGTAATGTTTCCTGGCCATATACTAGACAATTCTCGAATTTCAGCTTCTACTAGCTCACCTTCTCTAAAAAATACCTCAATTGGAAGATTTATTGATAATCGATTTAATTCTTTTAGTAAGATGTAAGTGCTTGGTATTTCGTTTCTATAGCACGTGGTTACAATACTCTTACCTGGCAAATATTTTGGAGGTTCAGGCACTGAAGATAGCACTGTATTTTGATCTTGATGTATTTTTGAAAAATTAATATCAGTCATCCGTAATTCTTCTCTATTGAGGGTTTCCATGCTGGGACTCTATCCCATTGATGCAAAATTGCATGCGTTACACCAGTACTAGTTTTTGAAACTGTGCCGTCCCAAATTGGTTCTGGTTCAAGTAAATTTGGTCTAAAATTTATAATTTTGCTTGGATCGACTGTTGTTCCAGCTTGACATGCCCAACCGTCATCGCTCATTGCGCGATTGGTCAATCTAGACCAAGCAACAGTATTAAGCAATAGGTTATACGCAGCTTGGTCTGGATTTGGTCGCCCACCAGCTTTACACATCAGCCATATGTTCAACCACAAGTCTTTCATAGCAGACATTGTACCTGCTTGTACACCACAGTTCCATATAGGTTGAGATTTTATGTTATCCCAGATCATCGGATAGCTGCCTTGCATATTATCTGCGCCCCAAGGCTCGTCTTGGTATTTTAAACTTTCACAGCTGACGACTATTTCTTTATCACCCATGTGTAGCTCTAACCATTCACTTGGATTTTTTTGAAAAACTACATCTTTAACGTCAGTTGATATAACATATCTATATTGGTTTTTTGGAAGCTGATTTAAAAAATACCAAAGATGATAAAATCTTTGAACAACTATAACTAAATCTGTAGGCCAATAAAAATTTCCGGTTGACGGTTCTTTGTTAAAAGCCCATACGGTAAAACCCATGTCTATAAGACTCTGGACGGTTGATGCTGCACTATTATAAACTATCATAGCTTTATCACCGGTAAAGCCACAACGATCAATGCTATTTGCCCAGTATTTTATTTGATCCCATCCATAATTTGTATAAGCACCAATTATGAGGTCTTTTTTATTTGATTGGTCCATGATGAACCAATTATACGTTTAAAAGGCTACTTGCCGCAAGTTAGATTGAGATATTTTGCAACGCCAGTTTTGCACATCAATCTAAAAATTTGATTTTTATTTTTTACAGACAACAGGCCAGCTAATAACAGTTTAACACGCTCATCATCTTGTATTTTGGTAAGTTTTGCAACATTTTTTTCAATCAGTTGCCTGTCAGTTTTTAACCATTTTGGATGTTCAAAATATCCAAAAGCTTTGAACCATCTCAAAATTGTTAATGGATCGCTATTGATTTTTTCTTGAGCATTTGGGCAAAATTTTATCAAGCTATTAGATAAGTCTTGTATTCCGCCTTGATAATCATACAGTTTTCCATTTAAGTCCACACTCATACTGTTTATGGTCAAATCTCGTCTCGCGCTATCTTCTTCCCAACTATTTGGTCTGTCGATTTTAGCAACTCCGTGTACTATTCTAATTTTGTAAGTTATGCTAGTAACATCAATTTTTTGTTGTCCAAAAACTGCTTTAATTGTGCCATGTTGAATGCCCCATGCATCATATTCTATCCCTTCTAAATCAAAAATAAAAATTAATTCAGCTGGTTCAGCATCGGTTGCAAAATCAACGTCTCTTGGTGGTTTACCAAGTAAAAAGTCTCTAACAGCACCCCCAACAACTCTAATATCAAATCCATATTTTCTAACAACTGATATAACTTGTTTGATATCAGGTGTAAACACCTTACTGAAATTTTCCATGTCAACTGACCCTTCAATTTCAAATAGGTTCATTACTGGAATATTCATATCGCTAAAGTCCAATATCCTGGGGTGTATTTTGAATGTATCAGTGGTGCCCAATAACCGTTGGACCAAATATATATTCGATTTGATCGATTATTTAACACATATCGGGTTGTATGTTCGTTAGCAGTTGAGTCCCAATCTACTATCCAATTTACACCGTCATACACAACAATATCATTAGCAACAACATTAGAATAAAAATTAACCGTTGTTGGAGACGATTGTGTGGTGGTTAAGGTGTTTGAAATAGTAACTTTTTGATTATCAATAGCTACCACATAGGTGTTGTCTGGTATGCCAGAACTTTCGCTAGTAATAGTTTGACCAGGTTGTATTAAATTGTTTACAATTGTTAATGATATAACATCTGTGCTAGTTGTCCACGTTGCTGATGACGACGTAACCAATGTAGTTGTATCTGCAACAAACAGTCCCCAACTGGCACTTTGCTGTGCTGGAGTTTTTGAAAGAAGATATCGTTGTCCCACAGTTGATGCCGGCAAATTAATGCTTGGTCCAGACGTAGTTGGATCAACTATTGCGTCTATTGCAGGAATAGTAGTTGCTGGTAAGCTTTGTTGATCTGCATACCATATCAATTTATTTTGATCAACTGGATCTATGTCAACCCATCCAACAATATCGGTATTATATTGATCTAAATCATCAACAGTTTTAAGTCTCAATTGTGTACCGTTAGTACCGTATAAACTATATGGTTTAAAGCTGCCGTATACTAATAGTAACCTCCACCATGCAAGTGTTCCACCAGGATATGTTGTATTTTGTAGACCTAATGCAGCCAACGATCCAGGTATTACATCGACAAATACATTGTCGCCCCCAACGGTGTTTATGAATTGCATTGATGTATCATTATATAAAACACAATTCAAATTAGTGTTAGACAAAAATGATCTAATTTCGTTTACAGCATCAACTACTACGGTGCTATTAACAGTGATGGTAATGTTGTTCCAAGTAAAAGACATACCAGCAAATAACTGAGGGTATTGTGATGCAAATGTCACAGTTGGTAAGTGTTCTTTATCAATAGTTGAACAGCTTTCGTCGCACAAGCTGATAGCGCATGTGTATGAATCAATGTTGGACACTAAAATTGTAGCGTTTTTTGGAGTAGTAACACTCCTTGATAAAAATTCAGTTTCTGTCCATAAAAGTGTCGATGGGTCTTGCTCACCTTGATAAATGTTTGTGATGATTTCTTGTATTATAGCTTGTTTTTGAATTTTAGCAGGTGGATTTATCCATATTGGTACTTTGAACATCATAGTTGCTACATCAATTGGATTGTCGGTGCCAACCGGAATAGTCCTACTGGTCCAAGTGATGCTATCCTGCATCTCTATTATTGATAAAACTGTCCAATCAATTGGATTAGTCGATGTTTGTATATCTATTGCTGGATTGTACAATACTAAAATTTGTTCAAGTAGCTGCTCTTTTATGTCAAGATTGTTTGTCCAAAAATCTACTTGCATAGTTAGATCATACGGTACAGGCATGTAGCGTTCTACTGTGTATCGTCGACCTATATCGTTAGTATATCGTTGTAAGTTAGTGTCATATTTTCGTTCATTAATTTGAAACGCATCTGTAAATTTTGGATCTTGTCGTCTATTTGGAGCCATTGCTAAATTGCTCACAACACATGTTATAAACGGCGTAGCTAATACTTTATTTTCACTATTACCACTCACAATGGTAGAGGCGATCCTTGTTGGATCGCCGTACCTGCATGGGACTTGTAATAATTCTTGACTGTCATTTGGCCCGCCTCGTCCAGTTTTAACATAAAACCCGCTAAAAGCTCTAACGAATTGCAACCGATATTGACGAAGCTGGGCCGAGTACCAATATTGCATTTTAATATACCTTCTTTGGTATATTTATTGCTGCAATTTGAATGGTGTATTAGCCATTAAGTATTTGAAGGGCGTGGTGATACCTAGCCATTCTATCTTCTAAACCAATTGTTCCGCCATTAATTCGTTTTGTAATAGTTAGCATATCTTGATTATCGGCAAATTCATTTAAATTTCTACTATTCCAGTACCAGCAAGCACTTCTTATTGCACCATCTTGCTCGCAAAGTAATTC